AATTTCCTTAGCACGACGCTTTTGCTTAACGTGAAAATAGCCTTGGTAGTGAGGATTTTGCTTGCCTTCATGAACAGTATGTTCGGCTTGAAAAATAAACTTATCAGCAAGACCTCCTTTGAGCTTGAGATAAAGTGCCGTCTGGTTCTCCTCAGTGTGAGGAATCGACCAGCGCAGTGAAAAGTGAAAAAGCATAGAAGCTTGAGACATGATTTTTATTTATGACAAAAAAAAGAAAAAATCTATTGCTATGTTGAACGCACTTAATCACATATTAAGTACAGAAAAGTCGATTTAAAAAAAAAATTTGTTAGAACCTCTTGTGGTCGATTTAAAAATTATTAGAACCTCTTTTGTGTCGGGGGCAAGTGTGCCCCGACGCCTTGTATACGAGTTTGGGGAGAGTATTTTATTATTTTATTATTTTATTATTAACCTTTATAACACTACTACCGTGTAATAACCCTATAAGCCGTTTATCCTGAGCATCCATGCTTTTCCATAACCGAAGGATAGGTCGAGTATCCTGAGCATCCATGCTTTTCCATAACCGAAGGATAGGTCGAGTCGGTCGCTGCGCTCCCTTAGGCATGTGCATCATTAGCTTTCATATCGGCGTGGTCCTGTAGGTCTTGGGCAGATTGGTCTGCAACCTGAGTGATTTCAGTATCGAGTTCGTCTATATTATCTTGAAGAGCAGTAACATCGTTAAAGTCTTCAATGTCGTCTTGGTCCATACGAGCTTCCAGTTGTTGTATGGCTAAAGCCTCCGAAGATAGATTCGGAAGAGGTGTATAGCCAGGAGGAAGATCAGACCTGATAGGAGGATAGTTGTCTCCGGTGAGTAGACCTTGTGCATTGACAATAGGCCGGTCAAAGAAGACCCGCTTTCTTGTGCTGATACGACATTGAATATTGATATTGCCGGCACCAGTACTCTGAGCGCGAGTGAGTGGGACGACAAATGGAGTGCAATATAGTCGAGCTACGGGAAAAGAGTCTTGCATGCGAATAGGCACTGGACCAACATTCTCTTGGACAAAACGATCAGTTGGCCATACAACATGTTTGGTGTCTTGAGTGTCAGATGCTGCCATGCACTTGATGACGTCAATGTTGGCTGAGACTTTAAGCCATCCTGACACGTTCTTGACGTATCTTTTTACTACGTAATTACCAAACTTCTTCCATTGTTCCCAGTCGCCCCATACTCCGGTCATAGAAGGTAGGATTTTTTCACGAGAAACGTGAAGTCCTACGAGATAGTAGTCAGAGTTAAGATATTGTACGTCGCTTTCATCTTGAATAAAGAATGTACAGTCGACATGAGCGGTGCGGACTTGCGCACGTTGATATTTACAGGCAAACATGTTCCAGTTCTCAGCCCAGTAGGGCGTAGGGCCAGGTAAAACATCGGTATACGGCGCATTGAACACACCGAAGGTAACATCAATAGTTTGACTTGCAAAAAGGATCTTACCTGTGGTTGCAATATCTGGGACGTTAGTTATGTTGGTAGTGAACGGAGTCATCCAGCGGGTAACTCCCAGCTTAGAATTGCGGATGAATTTGTTCCCGAGACTAGCGAAGGCTCCCTTGTAAGCAGCGGCCACATACTTGGGAACGCGTTTGCGAGAAGTACGACGGCGATAAGACATACTGACTTTACGACGCTTCTTGTACGGTCGCTTACGTGAGGGAGTGCGTCGGCGATAGCGCGAGAAAGTTCTCTTGCGAGCATAAGGCATCCTGTTTTTTCTTTGTGAACTAAATAAAAATATAAACTAACGATAGTTTCTAAACGCACTTGATGATATAAAGTGGGTACCCAAAAAAAGGCGCTACGCTGGAATGCCAGTTTTTTTGGATAGATCTACTAATACTAATACTTATGGATCTTTGGATCTATTGGATCTTAACCATGTTTATTGAATTTTAACATTTACTAATTTAGAATTTTCAATTGAAAATACGGTCCATCTGTCTGCAGATATCTGGTTGTACTTCGGCAACTCATTACTACATACAAGAACATGCGGTGGGTCCATCATGACAACAGCTGTTTCATACTTGGTGTTGATGAACAAGCCGTCCTTAATGCTTTCCATAGCAGAATACAAATCAAGAGCAGATAGATTTGCGGGCTTTGATCGGGTCAAATTGAATGCGTAGATTCTTTTTCCCGGGAATTTAGAGACAAGATTCAATACATCAGTAGAATGCCCATATCCAAGTGGTATGGCATCCTGCTTAAATGCAAGATACTTGATGAACTTCGTCTTCCCATTGTTGCCAGTGGCATCGTGAATCCAAAACATCTGACGGTCTCCAGGGTGCTCTTCCAGATTCGCAATCATATCCTGTTGCCATTGGGGCATCTTGGCCTCGGGCCACAAATCAGTGCCCATGTAGATCTTCTTATCCGCCCATGGTCCAGCGACTCTTGTGTCTTCTTTCATACAATACTCGGATAACGCTTCCTTGCCAGCGGTGCTTGAAGCTAGAATAGTAATACCCTTGAACTCGTCGTTCAAACTAATAGCAATTTCCTTAGCACGACGCTTTTGCTTAACGTGAAAATAGCCTTGGTAGTGAGGATTTT